CTAATGCAAGTGGCGTTGTTGACGTTTCTGATGGTACAGCACTATCAGTAGCTGACGCAGACTAAGTAGTAAAAATGCAGATGACGGGGGTGTATGCTCCCGTCTATTTGCACATTTGGAGATATTAAATGGCAACTGGTGATACCGATATTAAAATATGTTCTGATGCATTATTAATGCTAGGCGCAAGTCCAATTTCGTCTTTTACAGAAGGGACAGATGAATCGAACATTTGTAGTAGGCTATATCCTGATGTCAAGATTAAAACATTAGCAAGTTATCCATGGAGCTTTTCATTTAAAAAAGTTCAATTAGCTCGATTAATTACAACACCCACTAACGAATACAAGTACGAGTATCAAATGCCATCAGACATGATTGCAAGACCTAGAGCGTTATATGATACAAGTACAACTTATGCAGTGCCTCGAAGAGATTATAAAATTCAAGGCGATAAAGTATTAACAAATTATGAAAAGGTATACATTGATTACCAATACAATATACCTGAATATGCACTACCGCATTTCTTTGTTCAATTGTTGAAATACCAAATGGCTTGGCATTTAGCAATGCCGATTACAGATCAAAATGAAAAGTCTGCTTATTGGCAACAAGTTGCTGAAGGCACACCTGGCGAAAATGGCCGAGGTGGTTACATGAGACAAGCAATGAACATTGATGGACAAGGACAACCAACAAACGCAATACAAGACTTCTCTTTAATTGATGTGAGATATTAATGGCTAGGTTTGTAAACGTACAAACTAACTTTACTTCGGGCGAGCTTGATCCATTAATTCGCTCACGTGTTGATATTGAATCTTACAAAAATGGTTTAGAGCGTGCTAAGAATGTTGTATGTCAACCTCAAGGTGGAGTTAGACGTAGACCTGGAACTAAGTTTATTAATGAACTTGGAGGTTCACCAGCAAATGGTGTGCGTTTAATATCATTTGAATTCTCTGTAGATGATAGCTATATGCTTTGTTTTACTACAGACAGAATGTATATTTATAAAGACAAAGTTCTTATAACTAATATTAATGGCTCAGGCAATCCATATTTAGATACATCTACTTATGGTTTAACTGGCTCACATTTAGATCATATTGTTTGGACTCAATCAGCCGATACACTTATTATCGTTCATGAAGATCATCGTCCAATAAAAATTGTACGTGGTGCAAATGATTCAACATGGACAATTTCAAACATTACATTTGATTCAACACCTAAGCATGCATTTACAGTCAGTACATCTAATCCAGCGGGTACAATTACACCAAGCGCTGTATCAGGTAAGGTTACATTAACTGCATCCTCTGCTGTATTTAATAGTGGTCATGTCAATCAATACATCAATGCTGATCCACAAGGTCGAGCTAAAATTGTAGAGTATGTAAGTACTACATCTGTTAAAGTTGTGACTGAGTTTCCTTTCTTTGATACATCAGCTATTGCTAATGGTAAATGGGAATTAGAAACAGGCTATGAAGATGTGTGGTCAGCATCACGTGGATGGCCTAGATCAGTTACATTTCATCAAGGACGTTTATTTTTTGGTGGTTCTAAATCAAGACCATCAACAATATGGGGTTCTAAAGTTGCTTTATTCTTTGATTTTGAGCCTGTGGAAGGATTAGATGATGATGCTGTGGAAGCTACTCTTGATACTAATACTTATAATGCTATCGTTGATATTATTAGTGGTCGTGATCTTCAAGTGTTTACTACGGGTGGTGAATTCTATGTTCCGCAAGAAGGATTAACACCTATTACACCAACTGACTTTTTCTTGTCATCTACATCACGTAATGGATGTAAAGAGGGTGTGCGTGTCAAACAATTAGAATCAGGTATTTTATTTATACAAAGACAAGGTAAGGCTTTATCTGAGATCGCTTACTCTGATACACAGTTAACTTATTTAACATCTAAGATTTCATTGTTATCAGGCCATCTATTAAAGAATCCAAAACGTATGGATATTAGACGTGCTGTTAATACAGACGAAAACGATTTGTTATTAATCGTTAATGCAGCCGATGGCACAATAGCTGCCTTCTCATTGTTACGTGCGCAAAATGTTATTGCACCTTCTGAGTTTACAACGGTAGGTTCATTCATTGATGTCGGTGTAGATATTACAGACATTTATACCGTTGCTAAGCGTGCTGATAGTGGAACAGATAAATATTATGTGGAGGTATTTGAAACTGAACGACTCACAGATTCTGCTGTTGTCGGCACTACTGCTTCTAGTCTTGATGCATCACACATTGATGGCGCAACCGTTAATGTGATTTCTGATGGTTATGTAGAATTAGATCAAACGGCTGATAGTGCTGTCACCTTTGTTAATACACCCACTACATCAAGTGAAGTTGGATTACCTATCTCAGTTGAAATTAAGACAATGCCACTTGAATTAAGGATTGATGCGGGTACACGTATTGGTTTTAGAAAACGTATTGTTGAAGTAAACGCATTATTATATCAAACACAGAACTTAGTCATTAATGATAATTTAGTTCCTATTCGTGCTTTAGGTGCTGGCGCATTAGACAAAGCAGTACCAGAGTATACAGGAACAAAGACGTTGCATGGTATACTAGGCTATAGTGCAGATGGACAGATTACGGTGACACAATCTGCGCCATTAAAGTTTACCTTATTAGGTATGGAATATAAAGTGTCAGTACATCAAGGAAGATAAATGGGATTACCAGTCGCAATTCCAGCAGCAACAAGTGCATTTGGCGGAAGCATGGCAGCAGCTACTGTTGCAGCCCCGGCCTTAACAACTGCCGCAGCTATGAGTGTGCCTATGGCACAAGTGGGTGCATCTATGATGATGAATCCAGCTATTATTGCACCGGGTGGTGGAGGATTCTTTAGTACACTTGGCAGTAGCATTAGTAATGTTTTAAATAGACCATTATTAAGTACAGGTACAGATTTACTTGGCGATATTACTGTAAAACAATTCGGTTACATGGCATCACAAGGCCTAGGTATTATGCAACAAATACAACAAGGTCAAATGCAAAAAAGCTTGATGCAAATTGAAAATGCTAAATTACAAGCTGAATTAGCTCGTAAAAAATTAAACTATGAATTAGATGCACTTAAACGTATGAAAGCACTTAATATTGCTAATTCTACATTACTTGCGCATCGTTATTCAGGTGGCGTATATGGCTTAGATGGTTCAGCTAAATTATTAGAAATTGTTAATCAACAAGAATACGGTCAAGATTATCAAATGGCATTAATGAATCTTGAAAATGAAATTATTAATGGCAATGTACAATCTGGTATCTTTAAAGCTACAGGCGATGCTGCCGTTAGAGATTCTTATTTAAGTTCTGCTGCTAAATTCGGTGAAGCTGCATACATGTATGATCGATTAGGATTTCCGGGGAGGACTGTATAGTGGCCCAAGATAAATATACAAGTTCTGTTAGAGCAGAAGCCCCTACTGAGTTACAAGCAACTGATATTAAATATGCCATACAATCATCACAAGCATTAGAAGCTCGTCTTGATCGCTTATCTGGTTTCATTTATAAAGATTTAGAGAAAGAAGCAGAACGCATGGGTTTGCGTTATGGTGTAACTAACCGACCATCTTTAGAACAAATTGCTAAAGCTGTAGAACGTGGAGAAGACCCTAATCAAGCGTTTCATGCAGAAGGTACAGTATTTGGTGATGCTGCGCATAAAGCACAATCAGAATTACTTAAACAAGATTTAGAGTATAACTTTGTTAATGAATTACAACGTATCAATCAAGCTATTGATGCTGGTGCAGATGTAGATATTCAAATGTTAGGAGCAGATTTACAAACTAAGATTGATGCTCAAGCAAAAATCTTATCTACAATTGATCCAAGTCAAATGGCATCATTTAGAGCTGGCATGACATTAAAAGGCAATGCAGTTTATAACAATGCTTTAGCTAATCAAGTGTTACGTATTAATGCTGAAAATCTTAATAAAGCTGAAAACATGATTAACATGTATGGCGTGGCTTTAGAGGATATGCTCATTGATACTGACGGTAATATGATAGATGCACATGCACTATTAACACCTGATGCAAAACGTGTAAGTGATTTAGCAGATCGAGTTCCTAAAGAAAAAGCTAAGTTATTAGAGAAGTTTGATTTACAAAGACAGCTTGCATATAAGGGCGCAATTAAAAAATATTTATCTACTCATATTGACCATGTACCTGAAGGTAGTCATTTGTTATTAGAATTAGAAAAGGGCAATTTAGGTAAGATGTCTAATGTGTATGCTGCGTTAGATCAAAAAACACAAGATGAATTGCAAAAAGAAATTATTGCAGAATACACAAATCGCAATACATTAAATGAAGCTATGCAGAAAGAATTAGAGTTTAATAATAACAAAAAAATTACTGACATTTATCTTGATAGAGCAAGTGGCAAAATGTCTGGATTACAAGCCATTGATAAATTAGAAGAGATGGGAATTAAATTAAGCAAATCAGAAGTAGACAGTTTAATTAAACCTATTGAAAGTACTAACGATACCATTAAAAATGCTATCTATTTAAAACGTAAAATACTTTATGGTGGTGCTGGTCTTACTGATATTATGGCAGCAGCAAGTAATCAATCTATTACATGGAATGATGCTAAGGCTTTAACAGATGATTATAATAGCATGACGAATTATGCTAGACGTGGACTTAATAGAATTAGAGTGGCTATGGGTGTCAATGAATTTAATGATATGAGCTTGATTCCACGTTTTAAACGAGAAGCTATTGATCGATTAACTAATCAATTATTAGCTGAAGCTTCTGCTAAAGGTAAAGCTGGTATTGCTTTTGATGATGAGGCTTATGCCAATATATTAATTAATGATTTCCAAAAATCACAAGATATAGAAAATATTAAGCAAGCTGTTGATGCAGTTCAATTAGCCATCGGTTCAGATCAAATTAAAATACAAAATGAACAAGATGTAATGAAACTATGGCAAGGCAATGACGAAGAAACTAGAAAATTGTTACGTGATAATTATGATTTAAATAGAACTCAGATTGATGCAGTCATGAGTGAAATTAATTTAATACGAGGTTATACGAATGACTAATCAAGTGGATACAGATGCAAGGTTTATGCAGTATGAGGCAAGTAAATTAATGCTGCCACGTATTGACATTACACCAGATCAAATGACACCTGAAGAAATTCAAATAGAAAGTACTAAAGCTATGCCACAAGCATATGCCAAGGCTGTTCCTGAAATGGTGAGTGGTTTGGGTAAAGGTGTTGTAACAGGTATTGGTGGAACACCAAGTGAACTTGTTGGATTAGTAAGTGGATTATTAAATGCCATTAGTCCTAGAGATTATCAAGGCCAACCTCATGATCCAGATAAAGATCGTTTAACAAGGTTCTTAGAAGGTTATGAAGCAGTACCGGGCAAGATAGAAGATATTGATAAATTCTTATCAGAACAAGGCTGGGATGTAGAAGGCTTAGGTGACCCATTAAAAGATATCATTGAATTTATTGCTCCTGGTGCATTGACTGCAAAAAATGTCAAACGTGTTGTTAAAAGTGTTAAAGGTAAATAATTATGGCAGATAGAGACATATCACAAGATGTAACTAAAATGACAGAAGATGCAAATATTGCAACTGCTACAATTGTTGTACGTCCTGATGAAGAGCCTATATCAGTTGATAGTTTTTCTATGGGTAATGTGGTTGATAGCCAGTTAGATCAAACTTCTATTCAAGAACCACTTCCTAATACATTAGTTTTTAATGCAGAACAAGATCAAGAATCAGCTACATTAGATTTAATTAATCAAAATATACATACTGAATCTGTATTTACAGGTGATGCTATTAAAGTTGCTGGTAAAGTTCCTAAACCTGTTAGTGATTTGATTACTAAAAAAGTTATTAAGAATGTAGATAAAGCTAAACCTCCACATACTACATTTAATTACTTGCTCATTGAATCTGAAGATGGCTTAAAACAACACATGGAAATGTTGTCAAAAGCTCAAGGATATGACAAATATAAAACAGTTGATTTTACTAAATTACATGATGACTTAATGTCACCACAATATGCCATTATGGAAAATGGCAATCAAGTCAAAATATTTAAAGATAAAGCGCGTGCTGAAAAATATGTGCGTGATGCAGAAAAAACGGCAGAAGATGCAAATGCACCTGTGACTTTATCTATTGTAGAACAACCTATTTATGATTCAGCGTTTATTAAAAAAATGGTATCACCTAAATACCAAGGTGGTAAAACCATTGCAGACTATAAAGATATTTATAAACAATTTCAATTTCTAGCTGATGTAAGTAATCATGCCTATGAATTAGGGCAAAAAGTTGCTAAGGGTGGAACAGGATTAAAAACACAAGATATATTAGATTTTCAACATGCTGTTACCCTTGAAGGTATTGTAGCTAAGAAAATTAAAAAACAACAAGTTGATATTGCTCGATCATTAGGTGTATTGAATGTAGCTCGTAAACCTGGGCCAATGCAAGATAGACTTGCAGAAGAAGCTATGGATGTATTTGGTGGTCAAGAAGCTATTAAAAGATTTGCTAAAAAATATGTGAGTGAAACAGATCATGCAACTCGTACTAAATTGGCTGAACAACTTAATACACCTTGGTATAAAAAGGTTCAGGAAATTATACCAAGTATTTATGTTACAGGTTTAATCTCTCAGGTTGATTCTCATTTGCGTAATATTTTAGGCTTTGCTGGTATGCGCACTTTAATGATTCCAGAAAACTTTATTGCTGTGGGCTACGGGAAAGCACGCACTTATTTATTCAAAGATGGTTTTACTATAGGTGGTAAAACTTTTATGCAAGCTAATCCTGAACGCATGGTGTTAGATGAAGCAATTATTGGTGCTTCATTTGAGCCACAATATTGGGGTCGTGCATGGTCTGCATTCAAAAAAGCATTAATGAAGAATGAGTTGTCTGATCCTTTAGGCAATAAAGTTATTCAAAGTCCAGTAGGTAGGCGTGCTTTTGAATATAACTTTGGTAATAATCCACATGAAAAATTTGCATCTAAATCTATTGAGTATATGGGTACGATGGCAACCATTAGTGGACGCATCATGATGGCTGAAGATGAGTTTATGAAAAGCTTAACTTTTTGGCGATCTATTGAAATGCAAGTTTCACGTAAACAATATTTTGAAGCACAACGATTAATTGAAAGAGGTATGAGCTATGATGATGCTCATAAAAAAGCTGCTGAATTAGCTGAAACATTGTTAGAAAGCCCAACTGAAGACATGATCATGGAGGCTATTGATTATGGTCGATATGCAACCAATACTCAAAAAATTACAGGCACATTAGGATCATTAGAAAAAGTATTCAATAATCCCTGGCTTAAGGTACATATGCCATTTATGCGTGTTGTGTCTAATGTCTTTGGTGCAGCAAATGAGCGTAATCCATTCACTTTCTATTTAACACCAAGATTTTGGAAAAATTGGAATGCGGGTGGTGTACAACGTGACTTAGCTATGGCACGCGTCACTATGGGTGGTGGATGGGGATATGTTATTAGCAAAGCAACACAGAATGGTTATATTACAGGTGCTGGTGCATTTGGCACATATGAAGATAGATTGCTTGCTGAAAAACAAGGTTGGCAACCTTATTCATTTGTATTTAATACAGGTGAGTTGTCGCCAGAAAAAATTAAACAATTTCAAAAGTTAACAAACGTAAGTATTACTAAAGATAAAATCTATGTGTCATATAAAGGCATTGAGCCTATCTCAATTTTGTTAGCACAATTTGCAAGTTTAACAGAGTTTGCTTATAACACTAATGCTACATCAGAAGATATAGATTTATTGTATACATCTGCTGTGATGTCAACATATGATTATATGACTGAACATCCATTAATGCAAACCATGGCTTCTATGGCCTCTATTATAGATTATAGAAAAGATGCTGCTGATGAATTAGGAAATTCTTTGGCAAAAATATCTGAGATTTATTCAACCTATGCATTGCAAGGTATTCCTACACCTATACCGCAAGAAGTAGATGGCGAAACAGTATGGATCGGAGGGCCTTGGAGTGGTTTTCAATCTGATTTGGAACGTTCTATTTATCCAGAAAAAACAAGTACTGCTCCAGCCGAAATGATTGGAGAGGACTATGACGCATATAGTTCAATTACTAATCCAGCTATTGAAGGATACAATACAGCATTTTCTAAGATTTGTGCCAAGACACAAAATTGCAGCCCTAATTTACCAGCATCATTAGACCCACTTACAGGGCAAATAGAACGTAATGGATTAGGTAATACATATGATTTATATGGCCCATTCAAAACAACTGAAGGTTTAATTCCGGGAGGATATACTGTATTAGCTGAGTTTGGTGCAAATAGGCCTAATCCTAAGCAAAACTATAAGAGCATTGATGGTGTGACTTTAAGCGCATCACAGATTAATGGCATCATTAGACTTGCAACTAAAGGTGGAAAATTAGACAAAACTGTTATAAAATTAGGGGAAAGATTGCGTAAGAATAATCGTCTTAATAAGATAGAGAAAGCAGAAATTATAAATGAAACAGTACAGCAAATGTATGCTGCTGCTAAAGATCAATATGTAATGTCTGATCGTTCTTTACGTGATGCCATTGCAAGACAAGAGAAGAAAAAAGTACAAGCAGCAGAGAAAGAAAAATCTGTAAACACATTAATCGGTGATAGGTAAACATTATGGCAATTGATATATCAAGCACAACGAGACGTATAGTATACACTGGCTCAGCTGGTGTAGGCCCTTATGCATTTGCATTTGAAGTATTGGCTCAAACTGACATTGCCGTATACTTTAATACGACTGAGCTGACACTTACTACAGACTATACTGTATCAATCTCTGGTGATGGTACAGGTTCTGTAACAATTGTCGTAGGCACCAATGTTCCTAGCACCCCTACAGCTTCTGATCGTATTACCATTGTCGGTGATAGAACTATTCAAAGAACAACAGACTTTACTACAGGTGGCCCACTCTTTGCTACCTCATTGAATGATGAGTTTGATAGTCAAACCATATTTGTTCAACAAATCTTAGAACAATCTGATCGATCATTACGCGCACCTAATACTGATCCTACTACCATTGATATGACATTGCCTTTAAATACAATAAGGGCAAACAAGACACTCGCGTTTGATGCAGATGGTAATCCAGTTACAGGTGAGATTGTAGGTAATTGGCGTGGTGATTGGGCAGCTTCTACTGCTTACAGTAAGCGTGACTTAGTTAAAGATACTACGAATAACAATGTTTATATTTGTATAACTGCACATACTTCTTCTGGTGCTTTACCACTTACAACCAATGCTGATTATGCTAAATGGAATCTTATGGTGGATGCTGCAAGCGCAAGTGGCTTTGCAGACGAGGCTGAGGAATGGGCAACTAAAACAGATGGTATTGTAGAATCCACAGACTATTCATCTAAAGCATGGTCTATTGGTGGCACAGGCGTTACTACAACATCAGGCAAAGGTGCTGCTAAAGAATGGGCAACCTCCACAGGGGCTGCTGTTGATACATCTGAATACTCTGCAAAAGAATATGCACAAGGTAATCTAACTGCTTCAGGTGGATCAGCCAAAGCTTGGGCAGAAGATGCTTCAAGTCCAGATGGAACAAGCACTAAATCCGCTAAGACGCATGCAAGTGAAGCTGCAACATCAGCAAGCAATGCCTCATCAAGTGCAAGTGCTGCGTCATCTTCAGCTAGTTCTGCTTCATCATCAGCAAGTGCCGCATCATCAAGCGCGAGTGCTGCTTCATCAAGTGCAAGTGCTGCATCATCTTCAGCAAGTGCTGCCGCTGCAAGTGAGGCTGCTGCTGCTGCTTATACAGATAACTTTGATGATACATACTTAGGAGCTAAAGCATCTGATCCTACCTTAGATAATGATGGTGATGCACTACAAGATGGTGCTTTATATTTTGATACAACTAATAATGTGATGAAGGTCTATGATCTTGGCACAACGACATGGTATCAACTCACACCAACTGTATCTAACCAAACTAACATTAATACTGTTGCTGGCATATCAGGCGATGTTACAACCGTTGCTGGTATCTCATCTAATGTTACAACTGTCTCAGGAGTGTCTGCAAATGTGACCACAGTTGCTGGTATCTCTAGTGATGTAACAACATTAGCTGGTATCTCTAGTGAAATTGCCACAGTATCAGCAATGGATCCAGCTGATCTTGCAGCCGTAGGCACGATTGCAAGTGATGTCACCACAGTTGCTGGTGTAGCAACAGATGTCACAACTGCTGCAACTAACATTGTAGACATTAGTAACTTTGCTGATGTTTACTATGGCCCTTCAGCAACTGCACCAACAACAAGAGCAGACAGTTCTGCATTACAAATAGGTGATTTATACTTTGATACAGCAACATCTACCATGAAAGTGTATGGATCGGGTGGCTGGGTAGCGGCGGGTTCATCTGTCAATGGTACGGCTGATCGATTTATATATAGCGTATCTTCAAGCACAACAACCATTACAGGGGCTGATGCCAATGGCAATACACT